AACGCTTTGGAAAATAAAGATAAGTCGGAAATAACAAGAGATGACACTGTCGGTATATGTGTAAGCTATAAAAAGTATGTCTATGCTGATACTTTTATTGGACCCGACACCGAGATTTTACACGAGAACTGGTGTGCGTTGTATGATGAGGGGTGTTCCTCATTTTCAAGGGATACAACCGACCCAGATTGTTTAAAAAACTTAAGAGATAGAGTTGTTTATATATCAAAAGTGGCTACAGCGTATGCCAAGAAACTTCTAAAAAAATCCGAACTAAGTGATAAAAGAGAAGAGCTTGTTGATAAGCTTGCCGCCGCTTTAGGTGGTGCATCAAAATATTTGAAAAGGAGGTAATAGGTTATGCCCCAAGCACTTTCTGGAAGCCGAAGAAGTATACCTAAGATTTGTAGAATAAATGGCGACGATAATACAAAAATGATCTACAAAAATCTTGGCAATAACCACGCCATTCCTTTCCTATGGAGCGATTCATTCACCATGGTTTCTGGTACTGATGAGATAGTTATTGCCAGCGGTATCAAATTTCATGGTTATGATCTAGCTACTTATGGAAGCTTTACGGCGAGTCCTATGTCTGATGTTGGGTATGGGTGGTGGATAGACAAAAACACCACAACAAACGTCGTATCTATCAAGTCATCTTCAAACGCTGGAGCGGACATTGGGTTCGATGTCATGTTTATGTTGGGTGTTGACCCAGATTTGGAAAGTCTGAATTGTAGGGGGTAATAGGGGCGCTGCTCCTAGCTTGCCCTAAGCATTAAAATTTTTGGATTAGGAAAAGGATTTTGTAAAAATAGGTTGGTATCTATTTGGTGTAATGGTTTTAAACAATTTAAAATTTTTAAGGAGGTATTGCTTCTATGGATGAAAAGTTGAAGAAAGATATAGAGGCTCACGTAGCTACTATCTTTTCTGAAAAAGAAGAAGCGGACATGAGAAAGAAGACAGAAGAAGCTCTTCAGAAAGCTGCAGCGACCATCGAAGACCTTACGAACTCTCTTGATGAGAAGAATGCAGAATTTGAAGAACTCGAGTCCAAACTTTCAGAAAGTGATACCAAAGCTTCTACTCTTGAATCTGAGCTGGAGGCGGCCCGGAAAGAGCTAGATGCGATGAAGACACAGCTTGCTGAAAAGGAAGCTGCTTTGGAAACGATTAAGAAGGATAGAGCTACTGATATAAGAATCTCCGAGTTGGTAAAGGCTTGCATAGTTCACAACAACGAGGAAGCCAAGGCAAAACAATTTGCCAAAATTAGAGAGATGTCAGATGAGGATTTTGTGGCTTACAGGGACGAGTTAGTATCCATCAGACAGGCTGTTTTAGACGAACTGGCTGCAGCCGCTTCAGTTGAGGAAGAAGAAGTTGTTGAGCCCAAGAAAGAAGAAGTTGTTGTAGAACCAGAAGTTAAGGTTGATGAAGCAGCGTCTGTGGAAGAAGAAGTAAAGAAGGAAGAGGAAGTAAAGGAAGAACCTACGACTCCTCCTGTTAATATTGACCCAGGTAAAGCCATTCTTGCTGCATTGAACATGGATTATAAGCCAACTGGAGATGTAATGGAAAGATATGCCAGGCTTGGAAAAGCAATGGCCGAAGAAATTGTTAAATCTCGTTAATAGAGTTTCTAATAGAGAATTGCTAAAGGAGGAAAAAGGATATGTTTATTCCAAGACATCCTGTTGTAGAAAATCAATTCTGCAGTTACGCTGAAAATATATCTTTCGGCGCTGCGGGCGTTGGTGGTGTTATTGCTTATGCAGGTTCTGTTGTTTATTTGGATCCTGCTGCTACCAACGAAGAACCTATGGTAAAAAAGATGGCTCATGGCGTTACTGAGGATCCATTTGGATTTCTAGAGCAAAAAGTTAAGACTGGTTACCATCAGGTACATCCGTCTGGATTTTATATGCCCGGCGATCTGGGTTCCAGCGACGCTATTGCTCAGCCTTACTACAATGCCAGTGGTGCAATTATTGGACATAAGTCTGCCCCAGTTGGTGTTGCACATCTAGGTATTTGGGACACAGTGCACTATACTTGTAAAAATACAGTGGCTGGCACACCCGATTCTGGATATCATATGAAGCCAGGTATGAGTCTATACCCAGCAGCAGACGACGCCAAGGTTACAAACTCTGGTGTAAACTCTGATGGATCAGACGCCGCCGGTGAAAGATGTGATGATGTGGTAGTTGCTAAAGTAGTTAAGGGCGCTAGTTCAGCGAAGTGTGTGGCTAATATGGCCAATACAGTTCTTTATCCTATCAGGATAAAGCTTCTTATTTAAGTTTATTATGTGGATTAAGACACTGAAATTTATTGTGTCTCCATAATTATTAACCAAGGAGGAATGGTAAATATGGATATGGATAAGCGTGAAATGCAAGAACTGTTTAAGGCAACTTCTAATATTACTACGCCCGAAGGTCTTGCTGCTTACAGAGCTTTTGCAGCTGCTCTTACGACTCCTATTCTTCAAAAGATTGAGCAGGAGTCAATTATGAGAAAGCTGTTTGCAGTTGAAAGGTTAGCTCCTGGTGCACAGGCTGTGTATCCCGTTGCAGAAGATTTTGAAGTTCCTGTATGGGTTCTTCCTGGCCTAGGGTATATGGCACAGAACTTTATTGAGGGTATTGGGGAAGAGGTTTTTGTTCCTACATTTAGTATTAATGCGAGTGCGGATTGGAAAATTACCTACGCACGCGATTCTCGTATTGATATTCCTCAAAGAGCCGCTGCTAGAGTAGCTAAAGATTTGGCAAATTACGAAGAAGAGTGCGGATGGAGGGTTATTATGCCGGCCGCTACATCTTCTTTTTCCGGTAAGGGTCTTCTTGGCCCACGTCCAGCACCTATTTATGAGATTGCCCCTGGCGCAACTGGAGCAGGATATCTGTCCAAAGAACTCGTAAACAAGATGATTGTTGGGTTCAGGAGAATTGGTAGGACGTTGACAGATCTTTATATCTCTCCGGAAGACGCTGCTGATATTAGAGAATGGACAGATACAGATATTGACCCAGTTACCAGGCGTGAGATTTTCCAGGCTTCTGGAATGGGTTCAATTTGGAAAGTCGCATTGCACGAAGTTCAGCATCTAGGTGCAACCGGTTTGTATAACATTAATGGTTACGGTTCTGCTTACGGAAAGTTTACAGCGCCGATTTCAAACATTTACAATGGTTACACATTGGACAATCCAAACATTACAGCCGCCGACGGTACAGTTTCAACGTTAGGCGAGACACAGATTATTGGTTTCGATCTCAGTGTCAATGATTCTCTCGTAATGCCTATTCGGAAAGAATATGAGGCTCATGATGATCCAACTCTGCTTCGCGTACAAAAAGCAGGTTTCTTTGGTTGGGCAGAAATTGGCTTCGCTTGCCTAGATTCTAGAATGATCGGCATTGGTATTATCGACAGATCTCTGTAATTTGATTTTTTCAATAATCACTGTTTATAGTACCCTGTGTACAGAAGATGTATATGGGGTACTATAATAAAATTTCTTAGTTAGGACAGGTAAATCCCAGGTCAACCGTGACGCTTTGAACAGGCATCATAAGCCGACGGGCCGGCCCTGGGGTCTGTCTTTAACTAACCTCTTTATATACAGAGGGTATTAATTAGGACAAGGAAAAGACAAATTCATTATAAAAAAGGAATAGGAGGTTTTATTATGAATGGTTATGTTAGAAACAAGTCTTATATGTGGACACACGCAATGAAGCGGTCTATTCGACCGGGCGAGAAAATTCCTCTTGATACAATTTACGCTCAGTATGGAGTAAAACACGGTTTGGCGGAAGGAGAGGAATTTGTTAACTGGCTTCGAAATATTAAATTAAAGAATGAAGACATGTGGGAAATTGTATTCTCCGGCGACAGTTTAGATTTAGTGGACGAACTAAAGGAAGAAAAGCCACAGACAATCGAACCAAAGGTAGAGGAAAACACTGACCCATATGAAGGTAAAGATGAAATAACGGCCAAAATTAAGGATTTAACGGTGAAAGACGTTACTGAGTTATCTGTAAGGAAAGGAAGGGAGGTTTTACCGCGAATTATGGATCCTAACTTGCTGAGGTATGCACTTCAACAAGCAAACCAGCTCGCTGGTAAGGACTCTCTTTGTAGGATGCTCAGAAAGAGAATTCAAGAATTACAGATTGCTAGGTAATTAACTTTAGTAAAAAATTAGGGGGTAAATCACAATGGCTAGAAGTTTACTAAGACAATTAGAACAAATTAGACGTTCTGCTACTTATGATGATGCAGTGGCCAGTGTAAACACCGCAGGTGTTGCAGAGCCTACAGTATCAGGATCATTAGAAGCCGACATGAACGTAATTCGCTCTTTGATGAAGCAGTTGAAGGGCGGTACAAATTGGTATGACGACCCAGGTATGTATTGGGATCCAACTGCTACCGATTCCGGTAATGGTGAAACCAAGCAGATGTCTCTTGCTAATATTAAGGGCAAGACCACAGATTCTCAAACAGTTTTGATTGCAGTGTCCGACGACAATGCTGGAGCAGGTCACGCGGTTGTTTCTGGTACTGCAGACAAGACAGTAGCAATTACAACTAGATATGCTGATAACGCTAATAGAGTAGGTCTTCCTATTTACAATGATGGGACGGTTGGTTCTACTGACATGCGCGTATGCCGCATTGATGTAATTGACATGAATACAGATGTTGAGCTTGAAGTTGGTGGTCAGACTGTTTTTGCTTTGTTTGAAGCAGGAACAGAACTAACAAATGTAAAGTTTAAGTTTTATACAAATGAGTCTTCCCCAACACCTTATACATTTACTGCACCATACAACCTAGAGTTTGTTTACCCACACAGAAAGGTTATGGACGATGTGGCTGAGTGGGAATGGCTACGTACAGACTTCGTAAGTTCTTGGGAAGGTGACGTAGAGTTGATGGAAGACATTTCCAACTTGTGGTCATTCACGGGTTCTGGTGATAATATTGCGGCGCCGTCTTGGACAAACACCACTGGAAATTACCCATTGAGTGGTGACCCAGATGACCTAGAAGCAGCTATCAACACTTTGAACAATGAAATCGGCGACATGACGTTCTCTGAAGATAATTATATTGACGACAACGACACAGTGGCCGACGCTTTGAATGATTTGGATATGG